TTATATCCGAAAGCATTTCTTTTGAGTTAGCATACGGCTCTCCTGTTCCTGTATGTTTTATAACATTAAGACCTTTGCTCACAATGAATTTGTATTGCTCTTTAGTCTCATCCATCATAGCTTCATAAGCCTCTTTTACCTTAGGGTCATTAGGGCTGTTTGCTATCCTGTCGTAAACATTTGATATTGCCTTAGATATTTTTGTAATTAACTTAGGAACAGCTTTGTGTGGACGCTGTTTTTGTTTATCATCAGGGAGGAATGTTTTTTTGTATTCTGCTGCTGTATCTGCAACAGATTGAATGCCCTCATTAAATCCTGCCATCCTTTCGGGAGCAACTTCAGTCTGAACATCGGTTGTTGTTGTTGTTGCTGTTTCTGTTGTTGCAGTAGGTGTTTGTTCTTTAGATAGTAGGGATTCTACTGCTTTATTTAATTGGTCAGCATCATTAAAACCTGAATCACCAAGCAATTTTTTTTCTCTATCACAAAGTTCTTTAAATTTAGCAATATCTTCTGGTCTGTTTATGCTGCCGTCACTTTCTCTTAATCCTTTTATTTCTTCACGAATTGAATTAACTTCTTTTGCGACTTCTGATAAGTTAGATGTTTTTTGTTTAACTAATTGCTCAACAATATTTCGCTTATTACTTGGGAAAAATTTTAAATCATTATCAAAAATTGGACTTATTTCGTTAATGATTTCATTTGCTGATTTGCCATCTTTTAGCCCATTGTTTATAATAGATAGAATTTCTTTCCCTGCTTTTAAATGCTGTGCTTCTGCATTATCGTTTGATACTCCCAATTCTCTTGCTGTGTTAGCAGCACCATTAATGAACGATACGCCATTTTCCTGCAACTCTACATCACTTAATGCAGTAGGTGTTTGTTCTTTGGGTTTTTGTGCGGTTGATAAATCTTCTAAATCTTTATTGATTTCACTTATTCGATCTGTCTCCTTCTTAGTTAAACTCTTGTCCTTCCCCTCAATATTTCTTTCTAATAAAGTCCTTTCGTTTAATAATCCTAATGCCTTTCTCTTACCTGCAACAGTTAAATCTAATGGTATTGAATTGTAAACACCAATAACTTCGTTTAAACTTTGTATGCTTTGATTTGCTTGTCTATAAGCATCTACCGAAGTATATCCCTTCTTTCTGTATTCATCATAGTACCTTTTTAAAAGATCGGACTTTGTATTTTGTACATTAAGATTTTTAAGGTTATTATCTGCTGCAAACGCCTCAAAAATAGAAACCTTATCATCCGTTACACCCTTAAAATTATTTTCTGTATGAGCATCTATAACTGTCTTTAACGAACCCAACATAACACTACCCATCGCCATATCAAGACCACCTTCTACAATCTGCTTCCCATATCCCGCAAAGTCAATATCCTTTATGTCAAATCCTTTTTTTGGCTGTCCATCAGGAGTTTCTTTTGTTGCCACATCAAACATCTTTTCATCCTTCATCAAGTTATAGACTGTCTTCACACCAAGCTCTCCCCCCACCAATTCCATACCTGTCGTAAAGCCATGCGCCCCACCACTAACTGTCGATATAATTCCTTTCTTAATACCACTTTGGACTTCGTTGTCTACAAACTCTTGAACAGACTTAGCAGCCGTTTCACTGCCCATCTTTTTAAGGACAGAAGCTACAAATGATTTGCCTGCCGACGACTCTAAGAATGTATTGGTAGCATTATACTTTAATAATGCAGCGTTTACAACGCCTAATGTAGTTGCTACTGCCGTCTTCTCTGCCGTTGATAAATTCTTAAATGCAGGATTATTATCCATCTCTTCATTAGCTCCATCATAAGCCGTAGCAAAAAATAATGCAGGGGCTAACTCAGGTTGAAGCATGGAGGCTCCAAGCATAGGCAAGAAGCCTGCTGCGCCAATAACATTTCTTTTTAAGAAATCCTTTTGAGCTGCCTCCATATACTCTTTGCTAACGTCTGCTCCTGCCACATTAAAAAGACCTTCTCTAATAGTCTTTGTAGCTTCTTTTACTTCATCCTGATAAGGGTCCATACCGGCAGAAAGAGGACTTACCTTTAAAAGAAAATCAAACAACCCTGCGCCCGCACTACCTATGCCTTTAAGTGCAGCGTTATAAGAGGCTCTGAAGATACCGCCCTCCTCGGCTTTTGCTTTGGCATAGTATCCTGTAAGGCGTTGTATTTCATCTTGGTTGTTTTTAATGTCTGACTGCTTAGCCTCTAACTCCTGATTTCGTTTTATTATATCAGCACTTTTTTGGTCTAACGCAGTTGCCTTTTTAAAAAAGTCAGGATCATTAGTATTCTTCTTGAGATTATCCCTCTCTTCATTTAACATCTTTGACTCAGACTGCAATGACTTGAGGCTATTATTTAATTGTTGGTTATTAGTATTAATCCTTTTTGTAGCATCGTCTATCTCTTGTTGCGTCTTGTACTTTTTGACATCGCTCGTCTCATTTTCTATCTTTGGTTTATTTTGGTTGATAAAATCTTTAAGCTCATTAGAAGCAAGAATATCGTCTTTATCAGTAAACATATCAACAGACAACTCCTTTGTCTTGCCATTAGGAGCAATAACGCTTATAGCATCAGAACCTATTTTTTCTTGATTAAACTTAAAACCATAATTTTCAAAAAGATAATTAAGACGAGGAACAATAAACTCTTCGTCTTTTGATATAAGGTCTTGATTAACCTGATTTAATGATTCATCAAAGTCTTGTTTTGATTTTGTCTGAGTATTAAATAATTCCTCAGCTTGTTTTTTTTCTTTTTGTTTCCCTGCATATGTCATACTTGGGTCAACATTCATCCCCATATATGAATCACCAAAAGCACTTTGCTGTGCGGCATATTTTATCTGCTCTTGTAAAGTACCTGTTGGTGGAATAAACTCACCACGTGATTTGGCAATAGCAAGATCAAGCCCCTCTTTAGGCTTTGATGGTAACCCCAAAGAACCATCTTCCGAACGTAAATCCATAGTAGGCTGTGGATTGATTTGGTCTTTTTTTTTTAATTCATCAGAGCTTTCTGCAGATGTAGCATAAGTAGAAGGATCTATTGTCCCCATCCAATCATGCATTTTTTTTGAATAAGTAGGGTCTTGCATTTTAGTTTTAAATGCATCAAAAGAAAAATCATTTTTATAAGAAGCGTCTTTACTTATTATAAAATTATAAGTGTCTTGTAAATATTTCTCATCCATAATTATTTATTTTTATCGTGGTGCTGTAAACATTTTTTTAACAGCTTCTTTATCGTAATTTGCTCTAATGAATGCGTTTATAACTTCTACATTATTTTTATTGTCTACAGAAATCCAAGGCGAAACCTTACCATTCTGCGCTTTAATTTTAATATTATCAGTAGTACCTAAAGTTGCTTCATCAGCTTCAAAGGAAAACCCATAATCTGAATATAAATAAGTCAAATTACTTACTGTATCACCTGCTTTGTCAGGCATAATACTTTTTTCTGTATTTGCCTTAGCGTAAGTAGCCACATTAGCAGTATAGTCAGGTTCTTCTGCTGCTCCTGCTCTTTCAGAATGAACAGTAGACCAATCAGAAATCTTACCATACCCTTTACCTCCGCCACCGGCAGCCATTGCTTTTTTGCGGTCAGTAACTCCGTGTAATTCTACGCCCTTAGAAGAGAAGTCATTCAATGATATAGGATCCCCATTTTCATCAAGCATATCAATAGTTCTATTATTTTTAGGGTTAGCATATTGCAACGTAACTTTACCCTGCTGTGTTGCATCAATTTTTAATAATTGATTTGCAATAGCTTGAGGAGTGCCTAATAAAATATCTGCCGCCGCTTGTTTCTCGGCTGCCGTTTTTCCTGTGTACAATTGATTCCAAGCCCCTGCTGCATCTAATTTAACTTTATTAGCAGCATCTCCTTCTGCAACATATTGAGGCTTGTCATTTCTATTGATTTGAGGAGTACCTGTAAGTGTTGATTTCTTATCGTATTTTAATCTTGCTTGTAAACGTAAATGTTCTAACGCAACGCTTTCTTGCTCCTCACTAAAGTTAGGGACAGGGTTGCCATTAGATTTATTTGTAAGCAAAATCTTTTCAGGATTTGACTTAGCATCGTCAGCACTCCAAGTGTATGTATATGGCTTTTTATTTGTTGGGCAAATATCAACAGCATTTGTTAAGATAGATGATGTATTATATGGATTTGCTAATTGAACACTTAAGGCTTTTGTCTCAGCTTCTTCAAACTTTATAACAACAGACTGCATATCTTTTGGTAAGTTTTTTCTTTGAGTAATATCAAGTGCCTCTCTAATAGTACCTGTAGCGTAAAGACCATTCTTCGCCTCTACGAATGAATTAATCTCTAGACCTAATCCTGCCACAAAAGATTCCATATTGGTATTTACATCATACTTGTCAAACTGCCCCTTAATACGATTACGTAAAGAATTTATATCTGTAAACTTATTTGGGTTTGCAGTCATTCTATAAACACCATCCTCCCCCTTCTCTTTATACGCTACACTCACTTTGCCATCTGTTGGGTTAATGTATAATTGAGTTTGATTGAAATTTCCAAATCCTTCAGCCTCACCCATTAAAAATTGCTCCAAGTCTTGAGATTGATCTTCTTTCATCCGATCCCACTTGGTCTTAAATTCCTCTTGATATTCTTTAGATAAAGCAAAAGCAGAAGTAGTACCATCTGTTACGTTCTGACGCATGACAAGGTAGTCATTTAACTTAAGCTGACCTGACTTTAATAACTTGTCTTGCATTAGTCTTGCGGACTGTGCATCTCCACCATATTTCAATGCCCATTCATTCATTAACTTGCTTTCTCCTTGAGGAGCATTTGCAAGTATTTCTCCGAACTCACGAGACGATTGGTCAATAGCAGCTTTCTTCTCCTCACGAACTTTGTTTTCGTTCGTAAGCATATCGCTCATATTCTTACCTATCTCTGCCCAATTGATGTAACTGTCGGCATCTCGTTCTGCGTATTTGTAGTATGTAGGCATCTATTATGTTATTATGTCATAAGGGTTAGATGGAGCAGTTAAAGAATCTCCTTCTTGCCCTGTAATATTAGAATTAGGCATTAAACTAGGAAATTTTGCCCTAATTTGTTTAAGCGTTGCTTTGTCAAGACCTCCCATAAAAGCATTGTATTCCATCGAGTTCATGCCTCCTACTTTACTTAAATCTGTACCATTTATTGATCCCATAGAAGCAACTCTGTTTTGCATATCAGCTTGGCTTAACCCAAGTTGATTGCTACCTGTACCCATAGCTGTCTTTCCAAGTTTGGCTGCCTGACGTGCTGAGGCAGTTTTAGGGTATAAAGAGACCATTGCAAGCCCTTGTTGGGCAGTTGATGCAACACCCTGCCACGCTTGACTTGTTGCTGCTGCTGCCGCTTGCTGAGCGTCTCTTGCTGCTGCTTGTGCCCCTTCGGCTTCTCCTAAGTCCAATTGAACGCCAACATCACGAAGGCGGCTATCTTCCCCTAACTGTAATTTTTCAATGTCAGTCATCTCTTTGCCCATTGCTGTACGTATTCCTGATTGACCTTCATTCATAGCCATCTGAACCCTACCTGCAGTAGCTGCTGCTCCTCTTTCTTGCTCTTGCCCTGCCTCTATAGCTTGAGCCCCTTGAGAAAGCATCGCTTCTCTTTCTAATTCATAGGGCTCTTTTTTAACAGCCATTAGGTCATAGTAGTTTACTTCAAGTTTTTTACGTGCAGCATCCATTGCATTTTTTGCATCTTGATCCGCTTCCTTCTTTAACTTATTTTGCTTACCTGCATCTATAAAAGATTTGGTAGTTGTCGCTGCGGATACTACTAACCCTCCGATTGCTATTGCTGTTGCTACTCCCATATCATAAAAGTTTTATCATTTCTGTTGTGTAATTATCTCCTTTAGTATAACCAAGTTCTTCATATACCTTTATCAGGCTTTGGTTTTTTATTAGAGCATACGTGTACTTATTTCCTGTGTCTTTACAAAACATTGTAAGAGACGAAATTAATAATTTAATTGCATCTTTTCTTAAAGGCTTTTCGTTGTAGGTTTTACTTGATATAATCCAATCTACCCACGCCACCTTTGAATTTGTTATGTACATAAACCCCGCACATATAGGAATATCTCCATCAAACACAATAATACCGCCCTCCCCCGATTCAGGAAGAAAGTCTTTTTGAGGAGCAGTCCACCCCCATTCCTTCCACCATCCTACAAGTATATCTTCATAATCGGTACTATTTAATTTCCGTATAATCAATGATCTCATATTGATTACAAAGGTATTAAATTTAAGGAAAACTTTTCATCACATCAGACTCAACCGCAAACAACTCTATTTTACTTGAAGAATCATTTTGCATAGTAAATGTACAATAATGCCCTAAGACACCATGTGATTCGGCTACAGAGTCTTTAATGGTAGCAAAATAATTTATCTGTAAAGGAATAGGAACAGCTCCCGGAATTGACGTGTCTATAATCATTTGATTTATTCCTGCAGGATAATTTACATTAATTGCAACAATTTTACCTGCCAATGTCAATGGATTTCCAAAATATACCAAATCCCCAATGCTTATTATACTGCTAATTTCAATTAAAGGTTTTATGCTAAATTTAATTATACTACCTAAAGTAACAGCAATACTATTGCCTATCCCTGTAACACTTCTTAATACAAGTTGCCCATTTTCATTATTTCTAATAAAAGCAAAATAGGTAGCTTCTTTTCTATCAAACCAACTTGATTGTATGAATCCTGAGTATTGCAAGTCTGTTTCTAATTGCACTTCCCAAGGAGCGTCTCCCTGTAAATCAATAGTCTTAAATAACTTATTCTCAAGTACCGCTTGATTCAATACACTCTGTAATTGAGTTGACACAAAAGCTCCTCCCTGATCGCCAATACGTATCCACCAATCTTCATAAAATGTGTTTCGAGTATCATTTACATTATGTCTGTAAAGATTACCTCCACGAAAAGTGTACAAAAAATTGTTCATCCCTACCATCCAATCAGGATAGTAAGAATAAAATGACACCCATCCGTTAACTCCTTCGCTATATGTTAGTGTGTATGTAGACATTATTATATATTTTTTAAGGTTAACAAGATCCTATTGTAATAACAATACCATTCGCAACTTCTATCCAATCATAAAAAAACCTGTCGGTATGATAAAATCCATCCTCTAAAGGATATTGTCCATTTGCATCTGAAAATACATAGTCGTAAATATCTACATAATAATATCCTTGTAATGATGCAAAATAATAGGTTAACGTCAAGCCTTGCAAACAAGCCAATATAGATGTAGTTGCCTTTTCGCCTGACGCAAAAGTAGGAAGAAGCGCAGCACAAGACACCTCAATATCAAAGGTAGCATTAAGACAAGGACTAACAGTAAGGATATTTATAACAGAAGAAGACGATGTATTTTTTGGTATCACCATCATACATTGTTGGGGAGCTACTGATGACAAAGAAACATCTCCTGCAGCAACACTTACTGAAGAAGTTGTTCCTTGATTTACAAAAGTAGTCCCATCATAAATAAAGTTGGGCAACGCAGGATATGTTGTGCCGGCAAGACCACAGTCCAAACCGGAAACCCCTACAAACGTATAGTTAGATGGGTTTGTACTTTGATGCAATCCATCTATAGGAGATGATAGTTTGTTGTAAACAACAGAATTAAATACAGCTTTTATGCCATCAGGAATACCAAAGGGATTGAATCTAATTAAAATTGCGCCTATGTTTGTTCCTGCATTAATGTTAATATTATGCAACCCAATAACTCCATTCGAAGTTATAGTTGGACCATCACATGGCAATGAGCAACTTTCACACGCTTGTTGTGGAAAAAGCAAACATGACGACTGCTCTCTTGTTATTACTCCATCAGAATAAAATCCATCAGGCGCACAGATCGTTAATTGACTATCCATATATACCCCTGTCGCCCCTCCAAGCGTGGCTGAGTCTAAAAAATAGAATTGTGGTATTATCATTTTATTTTGTTTTTACAGATTAAAGAGGAAAGCAATTACATCCATTGCCAACTATTCTTCTCTTAGCAGTTCCGGGAGCCCCAATGTCAGGTATAAACGGATACTGCACACAAATAGTCCAAGTAACAGTTCCTGTTGTAAGAGATATTGATTCAGTAGTTTCGCTATTACATCCCCTCCAAGATAAGATAAAATCACGTGCTATATCATAAATCTCCCAATAAACACAAAAAGGATCGCTTTTAGCGCATACACCGCAATATTTAGTCAATACTAATCCTACCTCATCGCCCTTAATCATGATGGGTATGGTATTAATACAAGCATCAATATAACGGATAGACTGAGCAGGAATATCAAATACACCGATTACACTACAATCCTCACAGTTTGTAGCACTAAGTTGAGCGTCAGATTCAGAATCGTTTATATAATACCACTGAGAACAATTTTCTAAACAAGGTACTAAGCATTCACAACTTGTAATTGTAACTATTGCTAGCCCTGTAATTATTTGCCATACATTTTCATCTATAAAATCGTTATTTACGCATATCACAACTGTTTCAAAAGGAGGAATTTCTACAGATAATGGTCCTGCAATAGGAAAGCCCGTACACCAATCATCCCCACTTGGAAATAATACCTCCGCCATAATATCAAGAGGATTGTATATTGAAACTGTTACGCAGAGTGTTGTACAAGCCTTGCAATTACAACAAACTTCCACTCTTGGATTTTCAAATTCAGTTGAAGCATAGCATAATTGTAATGGTAGCAGATCTCTATAGTCCCAAATTAAATACAAATAGCTTCCAACTGTTTTTGCCGGAACAATAAATGTTGATGAGTACAATGATCCACTTCCTGCAATAGGGGTAGCAATAGTAGAAGCTGCTATAAGTGCATTTATGCCAACGGTAGTATTAGGATATAATGTATTTCCTCTTAACCATTTAAATTCATCATTTATAGGATTAAATACAAAGTTATCAGGGATAATAGAATTTGATTGCATTGTCATTACGCTAAACTCAGGAGGGAATCCTCCACTCCCTGCAAATCCTGTAGTTAAATTATATAATGAAACAACGGGAGACGTTCCTGCCACAAATGTTACTCCTCTTGATATTAATGGTCCTACATACGAGCCATTCGTATATCTGTATTGAATATGACTACTATCTCCTACTTCTTCATTATTTGTCAAAACAACTTCTATAATAGTTAATGGCTCTGCTACAGGGCAGTCAATTAATACATCAATCAATAATGTCGCTGAGGTATATGCTATTTCGATTTGAGCAATAATTTCTAATATATTATTTTTAGGAAAATCAAATTGACCTGATATGGTCGTAAGCCCTGACTCAAAAGTATTGCCATCGTATGTAACAATGATATTAAATGGATCCCCTGAATTTGAAACTACGTTCCAAGTTATTGTTGAATCTCCAATAAGAGGACCTAAATTAACACAATACTTAAATGACTTCTCCTCAAAAGGAGATTCGTTCTTTAAACTTAATGTTTGAGATATACCGCACTCAAGGCATAGCTCATTGGCAGGAATTAATCTATCGTTTGTTGAAAGAACATACTCATTCATATAGGGATCGTACCCACCAAGTTTTTGAGTATTAAAAGATTGGTTAAACTCATCTCTAAACCAAGTTCTCATGTTGGCTTCTGATATTACTACCAATTGATCTTGCTGCATAGAGTCTCCCTTTATATTAAGTACAGCCCCACGTTTTATATCTGTAAAGTATCTGTTGTACCCCCACTGAACATAACTCTCAGGGTTAAAGCTAATACCATAATTCTCAACACGAGCAATCTGCGTACCCAATACTTCAGGAACAGATACAATAACGCCACCGGCAGCAGAATCAGATATCAAGTTCTTACCTGCAAGTACATACGATATTTTGTCTTCTTGTAAAACAAGAACATCGGTCTCTCTTCCATCCATTATAAATATTGGTCCGAAAGAAGTTTCTAAGTTTTTGTAATCTAATAATCCTAAATTAAACTCATTCAGTTTATTTACATTAGTTTCTGCATTATATACTCCGCTATACGAAATATCTGCAAACCTATCCGCCTCTTTATAATCTTGGGCAGACACAGTTGTAACTCTTTCTCCAAGAGTAAAGTATCTACCAATGATAGAGTCTCTTATTTTATAACTTTCTGCTCCATTGCCAAATGCAAAACAATTGAAAAATTCCGTATCAACAATTGCAGGTTGTGAAAATGTTTGATTTTGTACATTACCTGAGTGATTACCATCTACATCAATTGCAAAAGATAAGTTATTTTCAAAGAAAATGTCAGGAGATGCATCAGAAGGTTCTGTTTCAAATATGATGGTATCTAACGCTCTAAAGACAGTATTCGCTACGTGTATATAATATCTTCTTCCATCTTGCTTAAATCCCGGACAACTTCCACCTGATGAATATTGTAAAATTAATTGGTTAGTAGTTGGATCTCTATACCATTGAAGATAGCAAATATTCCCATCATACGTGTTTAATATACCATTAGTTGGAAGATATTGAAGACTTGTACTGCCATCTTTTGAAACGCCACTGCTTAACGTAGATTCTATATGGTCTCCATTCCACCAATCTTCCATATTGTCATAATTTCTTGACGCAATAAAAGTTTTTTCAAAAAGATAACCTCTATGCTCACAATTATTCCCTGTACCACCTCTATCCCAATCCCATTTTACCTGTATCCTACTTCCTGCAGGAACAGAATAGTCTTCATACGCCCAAGTTGGGTTTAAAGGATCATATCCTACCACACGTGTAAGATTCATTGGGTAACTCAATATTACATAATCACTTACATCTATACTTACAATTGTATTTACCGAAATTTCTCCCGGTGCAATAGTTGCATTAGGGTCTACTACTGCACTAAAAGTATTTGGGTTGATTTTCATATAAACCCCTGCAAGGACTTTTACGCCTTGTAATGGAACTATAAATCCCGATGCCTTTGATGCCTTTTCAAGAACTGTTGCATACGCACAAGTTAATACAGCACCTGAAGTGTCTGACTTAACAATAAGTCGGTCTCCAACCTCTACCTTTTTTATGTTCTCTCCTTCAAGAAAAAACCATACTTCATTTGTATCAGGATCAGTAAAGAATAAGTTACAATAAACTGTTTCATAAAACTCTGTATCAGGTTTAATTACAAACTTGTATCTATGAGCCCAACCCGGAGCACGTTGGGCGGGAGGTATTTGTACTTGAATACTATTTTTATTTGCAGAATATGCACAAGGTACATATTGTGTATTGTTTGGACTAACTAAAGCTGTTGAGGCTCTGTTAAACTCATCCATATAAACAATTCCTATTTCATATCCTCTATTGCTATGCAAACTCTGAGGCGTTGAAATCTTTTGATAAAATGCATTAAAAAATGAAATTGTATAATACTCGTAAATTGTTTGAGTAGGAGCAGTAGGAGGGGCGGGACTAACAAATTGCATTGCCGGAAATTGAAATCCTATTTCATCACTTCCCGGAGTTGCTATAATGTATATTGCTTGTCCATTAAAACTAATCCCACTTGTTATTTTTTGAAATGCATCTAAGTTATTTGGAATTAGGCAGTTTACTAAATCTGTAAATGTAGTCCCATCACAGGATGTTTCAACACCCGGAACACCTGAATAGACAGGTTTAATATTTCCAAAAGGAAGAGATGTACCAATAGCCGCTTGAAACTCAGGGCTTATTGCCATTTGATAAACAGATGTATAGTCATTTATTAAAAAAAAAGTAAATTCAACATCAAATTCATCAGTAGTCTCCGTAGGGTAAGGTGTTGGTCCTGAAAATTGAGAGTGACCTAGTGTTATCTCAACAGTAATTGAAGACCCTGCAACTAAAGGTAGTCCTGTTAAGTCAATATATCCTTGTGCATTTACTATTGTTACCGGTCCTTGTATTGAGTAATTTCCCGAAGCTCGTCTATCAGGAATTGTTGCATTTCCTATAGCCTCTGTAATTAAAGTTGTGCCATACTCTAACTTAATTGGATTTCCAAACTTATCAATTAAATTATAACCATCAATATAGTTACCATACATAAGCCTATTGCCCATAATTGTTTGAGCTTTGGCATATCTTGGAACATTATCATACAACCTAAGTAATTCAGAAGAATTTAAAATTGTGAATATCTTACTATTTGAAAAAATATAAGTATATTCTGTATCATCGGCAAGACCTAAATTAGCCTTATCAAGTTTTTCAATAACTTTTATAATATTGTTAGCTGACTGCTTAAAAAGAAGGTCAATTCCAATTACAAGTTTACTACCTGAATTATATGTAATATTAGCTGTATTGCAAGCATTTGTCATCCCCTCGTTTAGCATACTGTTTACGCTAAATTCAAAAGGATTTGGCACAAATGAAATCTGAGACCATTGAGATGTGGCAGAATACTCCCCATCAATATATTTGTATCTGTAAGCAAAAGATATGAATCGTGTATCCATATAGTTCTCCTGACCGTTAGAAGCCACAGGGACAACCGTAGGAGACTGTGTAGGCGGTTTCTTTATAACTAATAACTGCTCTGCATAAATACTATCTATTAAACCAATCGGATTAGCATAGTTTCTATTTGTATTAATGAATCTTGGAGGATTATAGTCATCAGTAAAAAATAATAAGTCGTTAATAATATTAACGCCTGTAATCAAATACGTTTCATTAAAATTTAAAGTTGACTGAACCCCACCTCCATCGTCTACACTAATTACATGGTAAGTAAGCGTATTTGTAAGAACATTAAAAGAGACAATTAAATCACATACGCCCGTAGCCCCAACAGAAAAATTACTGTCGTGAACAAACCAATACAAAGCCTCATTAGCACTGTCTTCAATAGCACCAATACACCTTGCGCTTGTGCTTAACGGTACATTATTTGGACCAACAAGAGTAGTAAGAGGAAGGTTTCCTTTGGTATTTTCTATTACACCAATCTCAGATTTTTCTGTAGAACCCATCCTAATATTCATAGCATCCACATATTCTCCGTCAGGCAAAAGACGTTGGTCAATTACCTTATTCATTCTGCCGGCTATAAAATTCCTTGAGACTTTTGTCATATTATTTCATTATCTTATCCATTCCTCTAAGGTTCATTAAGAGTCTTCCGGGATGTATGTTACTGATTCTAATTTTAGCATTACGAAGTAACGCTTGCCTTTCTTTTCTTGCTCTATTAATTATGTACTCTTGAACTCCGAATTTAGAATTTAAAATTTCAAATTTAATAGCTGCGTAGATATATTGTTCAAAAAGTTTATTTACAGTAACCTTTGACGTATCTCCATTCTCCATGCCATCAGACACATATTCAAGGACACAAGATTCATTTGACATTGAAGAGTCAAAGTTTATAACGCCTGCTTTTTTGTCTATATTAAATGTAGGATTAAAGTTAGCAGTCTCTGTATTTAAGCCAAATGCCGCACCCCTATTGTATTGGAAGTACCACATCCCATCAATATTCCAACCATATTGCCCGTTGAATTGATTCCCTTGATTAAGATAAATACTTTTTTTTGTCTTATTAAGTCTATCTAAGTCAATCTCAGAGTTTTGAGGTTGAAGTATTTCTCCGTTTTGGTCAAACAAAATCATACCTGTGTTATCCTGAAGATAAGCATTGGCGGAAAGGATCTGAATATTTTCTGTCAATGGTCGTAACCATCCATCTTTATATAATGAAACTCTAACCCAATTGACATAATCAGATGGAAGTATAAAAATTAAAGACTCAGGAACAGTTAATTGCAATACTTTTATTTCTTTAAAAGCATCGTAGTTTAACTCTTGAATAGCACGCTTAGCGTGGAATAATATTTTATATCGTTCTTCATTATTTACCAATGAGTGATTTCCTGAATACATCAGTAAAAAATTGTTTACGATGTCTTGCAAGCTAACATATTGATAATAACCCCAATTTACATCTGTTGGATTAACACCATTATTTTCGTAATACTGATATTGTGAAATATAAGCCATATTCTTTTAATTTTATTGTTGTACACTGAATGATGGTTGCTCGTGTTGTTCTTGAGCTAAAGCATATTGAGTAACTTCCATCTCACGAATTGAAATACCACAATACTGACAAATCTTCATAACTAATTTATAGGAGTCTTCAGTTGGCAATTCAAAGTCTTGATAGTCAAGTTGTGATTGGTCAAATACGGGCTCACCATTTGACAATGTAATGTATGTCCATTTTGGAACTTTAGGATACCTAAAATAATCGCATCTTACCGCACCGTATCCTTGTATTGTAGTTGGATACAAAGTCATTAATTCTCCTATATTTGTATAAGAAGGATAGATCAAAGATGGCGTTGTAAGAAGTGAATTTTGAAGTAACAATATCTTACTATTTGAAACTTTTTCAGCTTCCGAATAAGAAGATGCATCGTATATAGTATAACCTTCGTTTACAAGAGGGTCTTGAAATATATCATCTTGCAAAATCAAAATAGTGGTTGAAATAATTGAGATAACGGCAGAACTTTGATATGTAGTTGAATTAACAACTATATCGCCTACCTTAACGCCTGCTACTATAAAGTCTACTGCAAAATCTTCAAGCACAAAGGGAGTTGTATTACTTGTAAACCCTGATATAATTAATTTCGTATAAACGATTACCTTATTAATCATATAGGCTGCATTTCCAACAGTAGTTGTGGAAGGCACATAAAAATTATTTGTCAATGTTGGTAAATAGGGATTGGCTACAACTTTTGGAACAATAAAATCATTCATTAAAAAACTCTCTAATACCTCCATCAAAGGTTTGCTGATGTCCGCATAGTCAGATCCTGACGCACGTCCATTCTCCGCATTCATTGTTTTATTAAAACTACTATAATATTCCTCATACATCTCCATTTGTGCATTTTTTGCAAACAAATTAAAGTCAGATGGAGAAATATATCCATAATTATTTTTATTAAGAATGGACAAAACCGTATTTCTTACCTCGTTTATCATTTATCCAATGTTTTTACAAATATACAAAAAAAAGAGGGCACAATTTTGTACCCTCCTTCCCTCATTAATCAGAACACAATCAGAGAATTGACTATCCTAATGTTGTTTCTAGCATCTGCAAAGAATCAAGACCTTCATCGCTTTTCAAAAAGAATGCTACCATATCATTAGGGCTTTCTCCAAATGGAACAGATAACATTTTTTTCTTGTTAGTTGCAGTATTATACCAAACTTCTTTTTCGTTGTTTCGTAAAACCAATAATTTACTTTCAAAAAACAATCTGATCTTAGCTTGGAACTTAAGCTCAGGATCATTTAATATGTTAAGGAACTCTTTTGGCTCTGTTTTAGCAAACACCAAAATATCTCTCTTTAATTCCGCAGTTGATATTGTGGATGGGTCTTTCCCAAACATTACACGAGTAAGCATTTCTATTTGCTCAATACTAAGCTGACGAGCCTCTATTAATGCTTCTACCTCTGTGTTTAACTCTTCTACTTCCTCAGCCGCATCTTTTTCTTTATCTACCTCAACGAATACATTTCCGTTTAATGGATGATAATGCAAGAAGGATTGTAGTACAGGATTTTGTTTTGGGACTCTAAGAAATCCATCTTCAAAAATTATAGGCTCAACGATTGCATTACCATCTTGCTCATCCTCAAAAGGAGTCTTTTGGTTTTTTGCATATCTAAGAGCACGATTTACATTATTTTTTTCATCGTACCACATAAGCGGAAACCTCGGATGGTTTCTTGAAGCTAAAGTGTATGATAATGGGTTTCCAATTTTTAATCGGTAAACTTTGTCTGTTGGGGTGTTGTTTGTTGTTGCCATTTTGTTTATGATTTAATTTAATTTAATTTAATTTAAAAAAGGAAGCTGTCTTTGAAGACAGCCTCCATTTTCACTAATCCTTTTATATTATCCGAAACGGAACAATACGAAGTTGTTTGCACCTAATGTACATACGCAACGCTCAGAAAGGAAGTTAACCTCCATTGCATCTAAGTCGCTTGTTTGAGCACCACCGGCAGAACCTGTGATCCAAGTCTTGTAACGTCTGTCTTCTGCTTCAGAAGCACGATAACGAACGTGTAAGAATGGACGCTTAGCGTTCTTACCCATGATTTGGTCATACACTGAAGTAGAACCTGCAGGAACCATAAGTCCTGTGATCGTACCTGTTGCAGACGCAATCGTTTGGTTAAGACCGCCACGCATTGTTGGATCGTTTAAGTATTTCCAATCAGATTTGTAGAAATCGTAACCTCTACGGAATCCTGTAAATCCTAAGTTCAACGCCATATTCACGTCATTGTCGAATAAACCGAATGATGCTGATTGAGCAACACCACCTGAAGTGTAACCATTCAATGTCGCTAACATATTGTCAATGTCAAAAGACAATCCACGGTTAACAAACACTACGTTCTCTTCGATAGCACCTTGCTTATCTAAACGAGATACGATTGTATCCCAATCAGTAAGTGTTGTTGGAGTGCCTGCACCCCATACGTTACCACGAGAGTTTACAACGTAGAAGATACCTTGTGAGCCGATGAATCCTGCTGCATTAGCACCTGAACCTGAAACAGCCGGAACTGCTTCAATCATTGCAGTCTCAATATAGTCTTCAAATCTTAAACGAGTTTCGTGTTCTGATTTTAAGTACCACAAGTAACCTGTAGCACCATTTTCAGTAGTAACTTCAACCCATCCAATTTGAGCCATATCGGAACCGTTAACCGCATACTTATCTTTTAAGATAATAGGGTTATTGGTAAAGATATCATCTTCTGATTCTAAAGAACCAACCATTCCGTTAGTTCCTTTTTTAAACTCAGAACCATAGATGAATACCGTACATTGAACCGCAGCAGCAAATGCCTGCCCTGTACTTTCGTAGAAAGCCACAGTGAAAGTAGTTGCAGAAGGAACAGCAGTAACGATTGCTTTGTTGAAAACACCGGTAGTGTTTGTCTGAATCATTAAAGTTTGTCCAACACGGATTGCAATATAAGTAACTCCTGTGTCAGCTACAGTAAAGGTTGCTGTTGCCGAAGCGGCAGCCGCTGCCGAAGTTACCTGAGTGTACTTGATATGTAAACGACCTTGCTCAGCCCATTTAATTTGATCTGAATTTGATGGCATCTCTGCTCCTACCATACGTAAGAAAGATGCAATTGTACGATTACCGTAACGCTCAAATTCTTTCTCATAAGTATCGGGAAGATACTGATTCAAGAAGTCGAAGTTAGTAATGTAGTTTGTTTGTAACGCTACCTGTTCTGCTGCCGGTTGGAGAGCATAGGTAGGTGTTGATTGTAATGAACCTGCCATTTTTTTAAATTTTTAAATTGTTTCTAAATACGTTTTATGCTACGAATTTTAAGACTCCTTCCTGAGTCAGGGTTCATAGCTTTCACCTGCATCCCTTCATTGGTTTTTGTAAGGTCAGGTGCTCTACGTTCAGACATATTGATATTCTTTATGCCTTTTAAAGTACCTTCTGTTGCATCCGCCTGTCCTTGTTCGTAAAAAAACTTTGCGAACTTTTCGGGATTCATAGCAATTGCTAATGACTTATGATAGCCTACCGCATCTTTAATCAAACCGCTTTCATCTAAAAACTTCTTAATAAAGTTCTCAGGATTAGATTGCAGTTTTTTTAATTCTTTTGCATCGCCCGGAGAAAACGCAATTTTTTTATTATTGACCTCGAACTCAAAACCTTTGAACTCTCCACCAAAAACTTCGTCAGTCTTTTGATTAAACCACTGACGCTTGCGACCATTCTCTTCTTCAATAGTCTTAGATTGCTGTGTATATTGACGATACAAATCAAATTCTTCTTTTTCTGCTTGGGAAAGGGATGCCGGACTTGACTCAAGTGGCATCTTGTACTTTTCCTTCTGATTATTGAAGAATTTTTTTGCTTCGTTAATAATTTTTTTTCTTTCTATCTTAATCTTCTTAATCTTTAAATCATCGTCAAGATCCTCATCGTATGAGTAATCTTCCATTAACGCATCTATATCTTCATCGTCAAGACCTTCTTGTGTTGCTGTTAAATACTCTTTAACAAGTTTATCAGGCTCCATTAATTCAAAGTCCTTATTTAATTTAAGGAAATCATTAATCCCTCTACCTGTTTCTTTTTTATACTTTAAAAAAGCAGAAACATCTTCAGGTAGTTCCTCAGCAGATTTTCTTTCAGATACTAACTCATCAAAAGAATTAATCTGTTTATTGTATCGTTTTTCAATATAGGAAAGAACTTTTTGTTCGTCTAACTCTTCATCAGGCTCAACGCCTTCGTTGCCTGCCGAAGCACCTTCGTTACCTACCGAAGCACCTTCGTTACCTAATTCTTGTTGGTGCTTAGTAAGTAATTCTTGTTCTAATTGAGCAACTCCTTTTTCTTCTGCTCCATCTAAGAGTCTTACTTTTATGTTTTCCATTTTATTTGATTTAATTTGTTACAAATTTAAACAAAAATTCTAATATAATTAACGAGGCTCAAATTCTGCCAAATCAAAACCATCTAAGCTATCTTCATTAGATTCAAAATCTAATGGAGGTAAGTTATTTTTCTTTTGATTTACTATTTTAGAGTGCTCAGTATTTTGTTGGCTAATCCTTTTTGACTTACCCTCTTCCTTTATTTGGTCACGTTGAGAAAGAGCTCCTGAATTAATTTGCGCTAATTGCATACTGAATTGAAACTCTTTATCCATTAACATCAATTTTAATTCAGCTTCTTTTTGCATTATCTGTAAATCAAATTGAGATTCGGCTTGTTTTAATTGCATTTTACCTTGCAATTCTCCTTGTATTTTTTGCATTGCAACTTGACCTGCCAACTGTTGAGACTGTTGTTGTTGTTGTGAAATCATAGCTTGCTTTTGCATTTCCATTTTCTCTTCTCTTTCTTGCTTCTTAACTCGCTTAAGTTTAAGCAACTGATTGGCAAGTTTAAGATTCTTAAGTTCTCTAATGTCAATAGCATCTTCAAGGTTAATATCCCCTTTAGATAAAGCCATTTGAATATTTTGTTCAAGTTGACTTTTTTGCTCTTCGTCAGGAGCCACTTCAATAAAAATACCAAAATCGTAAATATACAAATCACTTATCTCAGAAAGCAAGTTGACATTTTGTTTTCCTATTTGGTTTATAAATTCATCTTTAAACTCAGCATATTCTAAAATATCAGATATTCTATACGTTAAAGCCTCCGCTATCGTTCTATAAATATATAATCCTGATTCAAGAATATGACGAGTTGCTGTATTTGAGTTGAGAGCCGCTAATTTCTGTAGCCCAACCAAAGAGTTAGGATCAGGAGAAGATCCATCACGAGCCTCATTTAACCCTGTTACAGACCTAATCATATCTAAGTAGTGATTATAATTAGCAAGTAACATCTGAGTCTTTGCCGTGCCTGAACTAGAGCTAAGCTGAGTGATTGGAATTTTTGCATTATTGAAATCGCCATCTCCCGTAAAACTACGCCCGATCACACTACCTGTTTGGAAGTATAGCCTTAACGCATCTTCAGGGCTATAAGCATTCCCCGTACCCAAGTCAATCTCACTTAGTCCGTCTGCATCAATAAACACCCCATCAGGGACAATACGATTTATTACCTGTTGAAGTTTTAAATGTGTAATTTGGATAAGGTCTGCAAAAGGAATCATTCTACGAACTAATGATTCAATAACTCCTTTGTACATACGAGGAGCACAGGCAACATAATTAGGTATGGCGTGTTGAGAAGCTGACTTAGGACGAACCATATTTTCAGCCAACTCCCATTTAAGTAATATATTGGTTCCCATAACCATAATACCCTCATACCATACATCAATTGTTTTTTCAATCTTTTCAAATCCCGCTTCATCCATCATATTCTGAGGAGGATTAAATGAATCATCTTTTTGAATAATTCTTACTCCACCACCATCAAGATTTTTCTTTTTGTAAACAATTTTTTTAGAAGTCTTGTAGTTGAAATACATCAAAGTACAAGTATCACGGAAGAACATATCGTTCTGATAAAATTGTGCTACGTTAAAATAATCATACCACGAATTGCTAAATTGAGAGATTTCACTCAGATCTTCCTTTGTCAATGATTGATCTATCTTATATAGTTCTGTTAATGGAACGGTCTTAACCTCTCCCCAATAAAAGCAATCTTTAAACATTGGATCTTCGGTATAACTATATACCATGTTTGCAGGGTCTACATATGAAATTTTAACTCCTGTTCCGGGAAGAAACTCATGCTTTGCTACCGCTATTCCAATAACAGTGGCATCATAATCAAGTCTCTTTCTAATGTCATCATATTTGTTGTTGTCAAATATTGTATTTACAGCTTCCTCCTCTGCTATTTCAATGGCAGGCTTATAGCTAAGCTGCATATGAAGTTTCATCTCCTCATCATTAGTAGGAAGTTTTTCGGGATCCATCATAAATGGATTTGCCCCTGTTGATTGCTGAATAATATCTAATACTTCTTTTGCAGCAACTTGTCCTTCTAATTGTTCTTGATACTGATTACGATGTTCTTGAGACATAGCATCTTGTGCATATGCCTTAACTTTAAATAACCTTTCAGACATTCCATTAACAACAATGTCTACAAACTTTGGAAGGATAGGAACAGGAGTCCAATCTATGTTCAAATAAGAAAGGTCTCCATCAATAGCTAATTCGTTTTTGTATTTTGCAACAGACTGCTCGCCTCTTGCATATAATCTAAGTCTATGAAACTCTCTTCCTTGACCATAAAATCTACAAGTATTACCATCTTTTCTGAACCACTCATACTGTATCGCTTGACCAACTTGTAATCCATAAGCATCCGATGATTTTTCAGCATCAGAAGCCATCTGAGTAGGAAAGACCGAAGATGTTATGTCTATTAATATATTTTTCATCGTATCAATTGGCTTAAGTTACCATCCTGTTTATATCTTGCGAAGTTAATACTAATTGTTGATTCTTTTTTTTCAGGCATATATAGGTGTTTTTGGTTAGCCATTATAGCTAATCCTGAGCTAATAGATGCGTCATATTTTGTTCTATCGTTAATGTCAAACTTCGCCCAATCCTCTAACGTCCTTGTAAAAGGCATTGTTCCCATCTCTTCGGGATCTCTATACTTGCCTTGTAAATCTAATCCTATATGCTTTTCAATATAAGACTCTATTGCTGCTGCGTGAGCTTGCTTAACATCTTCAGAGGTGTTTGGTATTCCTCCAAGCTCTTTTTCTGTTTTTGATAATTTTGAATATTGTTTATCAGGTCTGTTTAAACAGAATCCTCTATATCCTCTATTCTTCATATGATATAAAAGACGTGGCTTGTTATTCTCTATAAGAATAGGCATTCCAAAAAATACACACGCCATAAGAACTTCTTCAAAAAATATCTCCGCTGTTTGAGGACGAGCAATGTATTCTAAGAAAAATTCATTTACAGGACCTTCATCCATATGAAATTTTGTAAGTCCGTGCAAAGAACCGTTTGAGCCCCTTCCATCTACAACAGCAGATATATCGTAACTATCGCAGCCAAAAGACCCTATATGCTCATTGCCTGCATACTTAATGCCTAATTTTGTATGGATATTGTTTTGAAGATGCTTAGGTGGAAACCAACTGCAATAGAACCTTCCGTTTTTGTCGGGAGACCATATTACTTGCGTGTCTTTTATCCCATCCTTCCAACTAAAAGATCCACGAGTAATATAATGCTCTTTAATCATTGAGTCATTATAATCAATCTGATGGTATATCTTAGTAAGGTTAAACAAAGCCTGTTTGCTTTCATCTCTAAATGCGTGAGATTCCGTTCTTGGAAATTGACGATAAAATTCATTCAATGCATCTGAATCGCTTTTTAAAGAATCTACCTCAGCCTCCCAATAATCAATTGCCCCATTTTTTATCCATCCTTTATCGACTCCCGCTACTTTATCTTTAGGCTTTCTAAATACAGGAAAGCCATAAAGGTCAATGAACCCTTCCATATTCCATTCCATAGGAATGAATAAAGCATATAAGCCTGATTTAGTCTGACCATTAGCATTACGAGTAGTAATACGTGAATCTTCATATATATCTTTGAAATTCTGACCTCCTTTAGCTAATGCATTTGAGGTAGACCCCATCATACACTTCCCAATGATTTTAGATCCTAATCTTAGACAAGTCTTAGTAACCCTCCAATTCTCCTTGATATTTACAGGCTTAGTCCATTTACCGCTTTCATCATGAGCCAAAAACAATAACTTTTCTCCATCATAAGAGTTGTCTTCTGTATTCTTCCAATCTATTGTAGTATCTAGTCCATCAACTTCATTATTGGTGGTATCATACATATTCTTCTTTGTAATCTTAGATGCCGGTAAACGAAATGCTAATTCTGTTTTTGGCTTATCCATACCATCCATCACAGGTTTGAAAAAGAAAGGAAGTCTACTATTTATAGGAACAACTTTATCTGTAAACATTTTTTTAGCATCAGCACCTGTCTTTGAAAGTATGCCAACCCTCGCATCTCTTGCAAGCGTTCCGATATTAATACACTCAGATGATGACATAAATGAAAATCCTGATCGTCTTATCTTAAGATATATCATTCCAAATGATCTAAAGTCTGCCCTGCACGCCTCCCAAAAAATCCAATAGATACGATTAGCTTCTCTAAAGTCAGGATACCCAATATCAATACTTGCCCACTGAAGATACATCCAATGAGACCCCGTTATATATGTCTTAACTCCATTGTTCATAAACCAAAAGCCTTGATCTCTACAATCAAACTGTTGCTCAATATAGTCTACCCATTTGTTTTTAAATTGAGAAGGCATTTCATTCCAATGAAATATAGATTGAATTTTAGAAAGTTCGCTTGGATACTCTTTTCTTTCCCAATATTGTTCAGATGGCTTAATATGTCTTTGAAGACAGGTCTTAGGCGCAAAAGGCAATGCAATAACTAATCCCGAAATACTTATAATATCTCCAATTTGACCTGTCTTAGAAATAACAACCATATTGTACTTGTCATCATATCCATAAGCCCATGACATCCCCCTGTTCTTGTTTGAAATAACATTAGCAGGTATGTAGTCATATAGTACCCTGTATAACTCTCTATTTTGAACGTCGTTCTGCAAATCCTTGTTTTGAATCAGTTACATTTATTCCTTTGTCTATTGCATCAATATTTTCTTTTTCAGTCTCAATCCTATTGAGGATCTCAAAGGCATCAAATATTGCCAACTTTTTAGTCGCTGCAGCATTCTTTAATTTATCAGCAGACAAATCATCACCCTCTTGGTCAGGCTTTAGAATACACTCTTCTGCAACTTTAATAAGCTCTTGTACGGCTTTATGTCCTGCTTGAATTATTCTTAACTTTATCTCCTTACTCATTTTCTTCTAAGAATATTATTTGACTTAATTTAACCGTTTCTTTTTTTGCTATTAGTTCATACGCATTTTTATCTTTAATAGCAGTTGCATCAAAAGCAATCATCCTATTAAACTTTAAATAAGTCGTACAAAGCACATTGTGATCTTCATCAAAAAGAACAATCCCTTCTACTCTATCCTTTTCGGTATCTGTTAAAGAAAGAATAGCGGTAATATCTCCTGTCATCCCATCAAGGTTTAGCCTATTAGAAGAGTCGCTTGGGTCCGACTTTCTTATTACATTCCATTTGATTTTATATCCCGGAAACAAGGTAAGCATAAATTTAGCAAATTCATCATCGTTTCCTCTTGGTTGTATGTTGCTAAATGTTTTTTCCCCACTTGCAATTTCTTGAAAGCCGTATGTTTCAATTTCTTTTACATACTGTTCAGGGTCTTTGACAATGTTGTCAAAAGTAATTAGATTCATTTTTATTTGATTTTATTTTATTTATAAAACATTACGTACACCATCCTCCCCCCGGTCCATCCTACATTTGGATATTTGCTATGGAAGTAATTACAAGGATAACATACAGCCCGATTAATTTTATAACCTATAACTGAATGTAATTCCCACTTCTCTATATTATTTGACTCATTCAAAAGTACCTTATCATATTCTTCAAAAGAAATATCTTCAAGTAAACAATCTCCAAGTTCTTTGTGTTTCCAAAATGCCGTGCCATGTAACCCCTTCATAGTAGATGGAGACAGATAAAGAACTAATGCCCTTTCAGGTCTTTCCCCATTTATAATAGCATCAGAATGAATCCTCCAATCCGTATCTACCTTATCGGTAGCTACCCTGAAGAAGCTAAATATATTTTTTCTTTTTATACCTTCAGCCCTGCTGATTTTATCTAAGATTAACGCATCAAAATCAGGAGTGCTAGATTGAACCCAAAATGACTTATCTCCTACAGGAACTTCCTTAAAGTTATTTGAACTTAACTTATCGTAAGTTATCTTATATGTATTGTCATCTAAAAAGTTGTCAATTACATTTATCATAGCTTAATAGTTATTTGATGGTCATACATTCTGTATAGTTTCTCCCCATCAACATTAAACTCATACTCACTGTCAGGAGAAAAACATACGTGGTCTCCTTCTTTTATACCGCAACTAATTAAATAATCGTTAGGATACTTCATTATCCCCATCAATGGCTCTTCAGAAAAAGGTTTTTTTATATAAGAATCAACGGCATCCATTGGCTTTACAAAACAATATTTATCATAAGCATTCCACGTGGACCCGCTTTTATAAAGAAAAAATTGCTCCTCATCAATAAGAAAAATGTCATCCCTAAAAAAAGATCTTCCGCTTTTTTGCCTACCTTTTATATCGTTATAAAACTTAAACGCATTATGATGGACAAGTAAAATATCTCCTTTTTGTATAGGACCTTTATACCCAACAGGAACTTCAATAACGTCAGCATATCTATTAGAAAATTTGTGATCTTCTTCTGACGTACTTACTATTAATTCTATCCCTCCTATCTCCTTTGTATTGTCGTACCTCTTTCCATTGCTAGGTTTAACAATGAAATAAAATGGTGATTTCATTAATAGCTTATATTGTACTCGATAGAGATTGGCATAGATGAGCTAAACTCTTTCCATAACACAATTTCTTTCTTTTTGTTTATAATGTAAATGAGTATTGAATTTTTATTAAGATCAAACTTAATAAGATAGATTTCGTTTGTATCATTAAGAACTTTCTGCCCTATAATATAGTGCATTGCGCCATTCTTATAGTCGGGACCAACCGCAATCTTCCTTACATCCATTTATGAAGAAACCTTGCTTACCGTTACGATAACAGAGGGAGTAGCCGGATGTACTGCATTTACTAAAGCTGCTGCTATAATAATATTTATATCGGTAACAGCCCACATAATTTCAACATAAGGATTTGCCGACTCAACATTAATATCTGTAAAAAAATTCCAAGACGATAATACATATCCTGCATTTGCTTGTAAGTTTACGCTTCTATTCGATGAAAGTATATCTGCGCCTCCTTTTCTAAACCAAACATCGGCTACGGCAGAAGCACCTCCTGTCGTCCTTTGAAATTGAACAGAAAACTGAATATTGTACTTGCCTGATTCTGTAAAGGTAATTCTTGTAGGTAGCAATCCCACATTATTAGTAATTGTTATGCCACTTGTTAGATCAGTAGACACAAATGTCATCGGATATCCTGTATTTACTAAGGCAGCAGTTTGCTGTACATAAGAGTGTGCTGCTAAATAAGGAAGAAGATAAATATCGCTAAAAGGTTTCCATGTTGGCGTTACACCTGCTGCATTACTAATTAATATATCTCCCGAATATCCGGGAACCCCATCCATATTAAAACTTCCATTTGAAAAAACTATAAAATTATTGGAATCATCAATACTGACTGTGCAAGAATTACTAGTTCCAAATACATCTCCAATACTAATAAGATTATTTACTGAATCTGCCATTAATCCTACTGAATTTGAATCAGTGCCTACAAAAAGATTTGGATTAGGCGATAAATTTACAATAGATGCTGCGTAAATAATAGAACTTGAAGTTATAGTAGGAGCATAAAGAGCAAGATTACATATAACTTCTGTAGCAAATAAGTTATGCAAACCTATGTTAACGTCTTGTACTGCTCCGATATATGGAACAAAAATCCCTTGCAGTGAAGATTGAGCAAGAGCGATAATGTCTCCAACTAAGTAGTTCTTAGTCTGATTAGCGTTCTCATTGTCGCTACCTATTAACCTGTCACTCAGAGTGACAAGGCTATCGTTGACGTATGAACTTATCTTAGCCATTTTATTATTAGTTTAAAGTTAGAAGATATAATGTCTTATCTATCAAGCCAAGCATCTCATCGATAATATTCTGAAGTTCAGAAGAGTAATTACTTCTCTCTAAATTAAGAATTGATAGCAATTCTTTCAAGTGAGCAGTCGAATCAAGAACTTTTGCTTCAGGTATTACAATCTCAACTCTTTTATTTTGACCAAAATACGTTTCTGTAAACGTATCAGTCAAATCAAGAATTGAATCATAATATCCATTTAACGCTTTATGTTCTGCAAACGATGTCGTCTGAAGATGTGCAATATGCATCGCATCTCTTGAATGGAATAATGTTCCGATAAACTTTCCCGGTGTCATATTAATTTTCTTTTTTTGATACCTCGCCTGTTTGAATATTGATAACTGCATCTTGACCATACTTGCTAATCAACTCCATCTCGTGTGTAGCAAAATCTGCTTTTAACAATTCAATTGATTTTAAAATATTATGCTTTTGCATTTCTAAATCTCCAATAGCTATTTTAGCTTTTGTAAATTCATTGTTCATTTCTTTAATTTTAACAAGCTCTTCTTGCAATAAAAATGTTTTTGACATTTGATTTGATTTTAATTTTTACAAATATAGTGTTTTTATGGATGTACATTTTTTTTAACAGCACTGCCAAAGTAGTAACCAAAAATAGATAATACAACGCCCTCTGAAATTCCAATAAGATGTATCCATATCTCTTTATTTTGTTCCGGGATCTGAAGAAAGACAATAGCATAAACTATAAAACAAAAAACAAAAAGCCCTACAAGCCCCGTTAAATAAAAAAGAAAGTCAAACTTCCCCACCTTTGCCATTTCAACTTCACGTAATCTTGCAGAATCTCTGTCTTTTACTTCTAACTCAAATGCTTGAATAGAATTATCTAACTCTTGCAATGCAGTAACTTTATCTTCAGCAGACATTTCATCTGAAGATGAAATAAGGTTTTTAACAATGCCGAATACCCCGTTTGAAGGAAGTATGTCTCCTACGCTATCTAAAATCTTAGGTGCTTTCTGAGTTAAAAACTTACCTACTTTAGTGTCTTTAAATTTTTTTTTCTCGTCAAGCATCTTATATTGATCTTAATTGAAAATGCATAGCATCGACTCTCCCTTTCCAAGTTCCGCCCCATTCAAATCCTGCATCTGTAAAACACTTAACAAATCCTGATGATAATGTCGGAACCATATTTAATTGATTCCAAGCAGCATTTACATCAATAGCTATCCCCCAAGAATGCAAACTCATAGAATTAAGTCCACGTTTTTTACGAATGTTAAAACATCCATCAAAAGTTTTTAATTCTTTTACGAATCCTGTATCTATCAAGTTTTTAAATGACTGAGATAATGGAGCAACCATATCTTTATTACAGTAAAGTTTTTTAGGAATAATACCTACCTCTAAAATAGCAGGAACATCCCATACAACCATACTATGTTCTAAAGTAGGGTCTCCATATTTTTTTAATGCTTGTGCTGATGTTACCATTATCGCCCTTGCCCTCGATATTCTTTTTTGTATAACTTACTTGACTTTAACGCACTCGTTTTAGTCTTAGACGCTACACCTTTTATCTTTGCCTTCTTTTTATAAGCAGAGTCTATTGATACCTTTGCCTTCGCCATTACTTAGAAGTTAAAAATTCAACGATAACTTTTAATGCTCCAACGCCAATTAATGTGACAAGAGCATAAAAATATGATTTGTATTTTCTTAGCTGATCCTTTATGTCATCTAACTTAATTTCCATTTCTTTGAAATCACGCAATAAGCCTCCCGAACTTTTGTCAATAGGATTCCCGGCTAATAAAGTATGAATATCTTTAAGCATAGCCTTCATCTCAGAAACTTCTCTTTTTATGGTCTCTAATTCTTGTGACATCGAGTCAAGTGTATGGTTTCCATAAATAGCATCCATTAAAAAAGTGCGATTATTTTTGCTGCGTTAGTATTTTCGTTCATAAGTTGCTTAACTTGAACAGGAAGAATTGTTCCTGCTATAGCTCCAAGAAATACTACTCGATCTCCTCCAATTGTAATGACATCAAGATCTCCCGCTATACCAACATATAGATAACATCCGGTTTGTCCCATGCCCGCCTGAGAAGACATCCCATAAATAAAATAAGGCAACTCTGTAGTAGGAAATATATCAGCATTTAAAAGAAGTGTAGTGCTATTTAAAATCTCCAAAACAGTTGCAGAAATTTCATACACTTCACTATAAACAACATCTCCAGGATATATGCCTAGAAGATAAAAATCAACAGTCTCATCTACTAATAAAAAAGGATCTTTATCCGTATTAACACCTCTACTAACCAAAAGAGCAGGGTTTGGGATAACGGCATTATCTGATAGGTATGCCGCTACTGCTCTTGAAAATTGTGACTTAAATACTGACATAATTTTTATTTATTATTATTATTATAAAATACTTTGTTGACTAGCAAGTCAGGATTATTCAGTCGTTGCTTTCTTTCCTCGCAACCACAGTTATCTCCTGTTGCCCTACTAATTGCTTCTGCTACCTTCTTAATCCCTGTAACAGTTGTAATCTTTTCGATTGTATCTCCAAGACCTTTGCTCTTCCATTTATCACGATGGATTATTGCCATTTTATGCTATAAGATTTTTTGCTTTAACACGTCCTATCAACGCCATTATTAACCCGATTATCTGAATTATATCAGATGAAACATCAGGAATAACTGTATTTTTTAAAATTAATCCTACTCCTGTAATGATAACTCCCCAAATTGTTTTTGATAGATACCACGGTTTTGAATTTTCCATTATTTTTATTTTTAGAATGTAAAGATATTAAATTTTATATACTCTTTTTGTGGCATTAGCAAACCTGTCAAACTCTAAATCCTTAGGAGATCTCTTTAGCCTTTTAGTAGTCCTGTCTATTGCCCTCTCAGCAGCAGTCATAGAATTACGCTTGTCTCCCTCAGCAGTAAAGGTTTTACCGTCTGACATCAGATGACCTCGTTTTTGTAAGATAGATATTGCCTTTTTCTTGTCTCCTACTTGAGAAGTAAGTCTATTAATCAGCTCTCCCTTACCTACGAAGTCAATACTTTTCATTATTATTTTTCTGACATTCTAATCAAACGATCTTGAACTCTTGCTGCTCTTCCTAATAATCTGTCAGCCTTTTTGTCTCTACCCTCATCTACAGCTTTATTGCCTTTGTCTACAAGTTTAGTCTCTCTTTTTTCAAGTCTTTTTACCTTTTTTTCTTCGTCTCCAAAGAATGTAGGTGCTAATGGATAGTCTCTATTCATGATTACTTTTTAGTTTTAGTATTTACCTTTACGATTACTTGGATTACTTGTGGTTGGACCGCCCGGTCCTTTCCATAGGTAACTACACGCCCAATGGCGAGGAGTTAGCTTGTCTGTCGCCCCATCACACCCATGCCTCGCACGAAAACTCTTGCGAGCAGCAGCAGAATAGTTGTTGCCATAGCCCTTAGCCCCAAAGTGAAGAAGTTTCTCTTCTCCATTAGCACAAGCCTTGACCATCATCTTCTTCCCCGGTCTATCCGAAGGAACAGGATGGTTGCATTTCATCTTTGACTTGTCAGCCATTGTTATGCCTGTGAAAAGAAGTCTCTACTTGTATGCCCCGGATCCACCCTCTCCGCAGGAGCCTCGTTTAATATCGGTGAAGTAACTTCTTCTACGCCTACAGTAGTAGTCTCAGTTATAACTTGATCTACTAATCCTGATTCAGGAGTAGTATCATCTGATTGTTTCTTAGCCATTTCTAATTTTTTTTATGAATTAACAATAAGGATTTGAACCCTTCATCCCTGACTTGCCCTTTGCTGTACTTGTAATCTTAGATGCAATACCACCTTGCTTGATTGAAGCAGTAGCCTTGCCATTTTTCATACCACCGTACTCAGAGATTTCTTTGCTTAAAGAACCACCTGTAGCGGGCATCTGCATTCTTGAAGAAGCAGGTAAATTCGGAGTGTCATTTGACTTTGCCATCTTAATATTTTTTTTTCATAGATGATTTAACAGCACCTTTAATTGCTCCCTTGATCGCAGGCTTGTTAGCCGGAGCAGGACCCTTCAATTTTGAAGCCATTGGTAAATTGTTTGTTGATTTTCCCTTTGCCATTTTGTTTTTTTTTAATTAATTATTAATCTGTTGCTTTAGTAAATTGTTGTCCCAAATTTGGTGCTAACTTCCCTAGCCCCGTAATCCTACTCGACATGCTCGGTCCTCTCTTAGCTTTAGCAGCAGCAATCTGTAGCTTTAACTTACTGTTCTCATTAGTTGTTGCTGCCTCCTTATCTGAAGTAAACTTTGCAGTATTGATAGCAGCTATCTTCTGTGTAAGTGTCAAAGGCTTTACCTCTTCCTCCTTTTTTGCGGCAGCAGGCTTTGCGTCAGTTGCCATATTACATCATCATTTGTGGTTCAGGCGTATTCGCCAAGGGAAGATCAGGTCGTCCTTGTGGCATCCCACCTTGCTCAGGCATAGCTTGAACAGGAGCTGCAGCCTTAGTTGGAAACTTTTTAGCAGCCGACTTTGACGTAGCTGTTTTTTTATGCTTTGCTTTTGCGTGTTTCATAATTCCATTAACTTTGTGTCAAAGATAATAAATTTAATTAAATGAAATCAAAAGCAAATGACTACCTTAAATTTTGGCGAGTAATACGGTATTTCTATAAAGCTAAGTATGGTCTCAATCAAGCTGACCTAGATATGATACTATTTCTTTACTCCGAACCTTACTTTAGTAAAGACAAATTTTCTCAATTCAATGAACTCCTTTCATGGGATGTAAACCGATTTGAACGATTGCGTAGTGAAGGTTGGATCGTAATATTCCGTAGACGTACAGGGAACCGAAGAGGTGTATATCAGCTTTCGGATAAAGCAATACGGTTGGTCACAGATATATATAAAAAACTAAATGGAGAAGAAATCCCCGTTAGCTTATCTTATAACCCTATGTTTTTAAAAAATGTATGCTATACCGATAAGATTTATCGTAATATGATTACGGAAATGAATGCCGCTATACGACAATCACGACATCAGACTCCCGAATAATAGTAATCTGCTCGTCATTGATTATCATCGTATAACTATGACCCTTATCATAATAGATAATGTCATCCTTTTGAATTGCAGCCACGTCCGTGCCCGGAGCAATGACCAACCCTTTCTTGTATCGTAGCTGATTGGTGTCTTCTCCCGATAGTATCAAGCCGGATTCAGTCTTAATCTCCTCTTCGATATTTTTAATCGCAATATATTTGCCTATGGGCTTTAATGACATTGGTTTCATTGGTTGAAATTGTCGTTTATGAATATTGGTGTTTTCTCCCCTGTAGTAGAAGAACTCTTATGGTCCGTCATAAGTCTCCTCGTCAGGATATGCGTCTAAAATTTGCTCTAATATTTTATTATTGCCCATACGTTCTTGCCATTGTAACTATGCAGTTGGTTGACAATATCGTTACAGCAACACTCACAGCGTTTTGTAAAGCATACCTCGTTACTTTCAATGGGTCAATGACACCCATCTTTATCAAGTCCCCATGCTCCCCTGTCTTTACATTATAACCATAACCGTTCTCAATTTGACCATCATAGATGTCAGAAACACTTAAGCCGGCATTGAGTAATATCTGAACCATCGGAACTACAAGTGCCTCCTTGATGATCTGCGTTGCAGCATGAAGCTCCCCATTGCCCGACACGTCAAGCAATAACTCCGCACTAATCTCAGCCAACGCCTTGCCCGCCCCGGGAAGGATGCCCTCCTCAAGAGCCGACCTCACAGCACATACCGCATCATCAACTCTATCAAATAACTCCTTCTGCTCCAAGTCAGTATTGCCACCAACAAAGATTACCCCAATGCCACCCGTCAGAGACGCAATACGCTCCAACAAAAAGTCCTTGTCGTTCTTCCGCTTCGACTGAGAATGAGCGTCCCACAATTGCGCCACCCGCTCGTCAATAGCCGATTGGTCTAACTTCAAGTCAGACTTAATAATAACAGTCTTGTCTTTGCTTACGATCACCTTTGCAGCGTGACCAAGATCGCCATAGTTGATATGACTCAAGTCATCACCCGTCTTCTCACTGAAATAAGTCGCCCCAACACTGATAGCAATATCTTGCATGATCTCATGTTGCTTGTACCCAAAGTTCGGCGGAGATACAATACATATCTTTAAATTACCCTTCACAACATTCGCCGCTAACGTGTTAATAACATTCGCATTGCAAGGAGAGATAATCAATAACTTCTTACCCTCACTGATGATTGGCTTCAATACATTCTCCAACTGTAAAACATTCGCTATCTCCATGTCAGCTACCAATACCATCGTGTCCTCAAAGACACACTCATCCTTCTTCACATCGTTGATGAACATAGAGCTCATATAACCCCTGTCAAACTTTAATCCCATCGTCGTCTCAGCATACGTCTCAGCGTTCTGACTCTTCTCAACAGTAACAATACCATTCTTGCCCACATCCTTGTAGACCTCGGCAATGATACGACCCGTCTCCCTGTCATTGTTCGCCGATAAACTCGCTACGTCAACCAACATACCCCCCGTTACCTTCTTCGCCTTCTTGCGCAACTTGTCCACCACCTTGCCCGATATGTCCACCATATGACGCAATACCTCCGTGCGATTATGACCATCTTTGATGTGCTCACCCGCAGCAAGAACCAACGCCTCCGTTAAAACAATAGCCGTAGTAGTCCCATCACCCGCAGCAGTAGCCGTCCGATCCGCAGCCTCCTTCATCATCTTAACCGCAAGGTTCTCCACCGGATCAAGTAAGTCAACAGACTTCGCAACAGTAACACCATCCTTCGTAACAGTAATGCCATGCGTGTGATGAGGCGACTCAATCAATACCGTATTGCCCGATGGTCCTAACGTGCTCTTTACAGCACGTGACATCTTTAATACACCATTAATTAACTTTTTTCTGCCTATATCCCCAAAATGTAAGTCCTTGGGTAAATAACTCGTGTCCGTCTTGAAGTCCATTTGATTAGATTTAATTATGCCAACAAAGATAATATAAAAAACTATAATGACGATATGTCAAAATTGAAATTTCCCTACTCTCTCTCTCTCTCTCTCTCCCTTTCTTATTATTTTCTCACTAGCTTTTGAATTTGAAATTGACATTTTCGACATTTCTATTGATTATTAATTAGTTATATCTTTAGAATCGACATAAAAAGTAACATAAATAATGTCGATATTGAAAAATAATACCAATCTAACCCCCTAAACCCATGTCCTCCATCCTGCTCCCAAGCATGACAGCCTCAGAATATACCGAAATCTTCTCGGCTCGCTTTATCGACTTCTTTAATTGAGCCGCCATCGCAATGCCCGTCTGACCATCAATA